TGGGAGAAAAAACCGGACGAGGCGCGCATAGACCCCTCCCGTTCCAGCGGAGATGGGGAGAAATGAAAAGAGGTGACGGCAGGATGGACGAAGACCGAAAGAAGAAACACGACGCGGCAGTCAAAAGAGAGCGGAACCGGCTCAGGAAGATCTACGCCGAACTGCCGCCGAAGCGTCTGTCCGTGGCAATGGGGCTGATTGACCAGGCTGCGAGGATGCGTGTGCAGCTTGATGAGCTGGCCGCGGACATCGCGGAGAACGGGATGACGGAATGGTTCCAGCAGTCCGAGAAGTGCGAGCCTTATAAGCGGGAGCGCCCGGAGGCGGCGATCTTTGTCAAGCTGGATAAGAACTATCAAACCGTCATGCGACAGCTTGCGGACATGGTGCCGGCTGAGACGGAATCGCCGGAGGCGGTGAACGATGCCTTCAAGCTCGACTAACTGGATTTACGCCTATTATCAGCAGATCATGGACGGGTCTGTTACCGTCGGGAGTAAGATTCGCCGGTGGTATGAGATCGTCGTTCATGGGCTGGAAGAGCGGCGTTGGTTCTTCGACCAGCGGAAGGCGAACCAGGCGATCAACTTCATCGAGCGATACTGCCACCACCACGAGGGGCCGATGGCGCCGGGGCTGATCCGGCTGGAGGTCTGGCAGAAGGCTTTTCTGTCCGTGGTGTATGGCGTGGTGGATGAGAGCGGCAAGCGGCAGTTCCGGGAGATCGTGCTGAGCATCGGACGGAAGCAGGGGAAGACGGCGATCCTGTCCGGGCTCGGGTGCTTCCACCTGTTCAAAGACGGCGGCTACGGCGCGCGGGTGTACATCGTGGCCCCGAAACTGGAGCAGGCGAAGCTCTGCTATGAGGGGATCTATCAAACAATACGCAAAGAGCCGGCCATGGAGCGGATGACCAAACGCCGCCGCACGGATCTGTATATCGCCGCGAATAACAGCTCCGCGCAGCCACTGGCCTTTTCTGCGAAGAAGTCCGACGGCCTGAATATCTCCATGGCGGTGCTGGATGAATTCGGCGCGTTCGTGGGGGAACCGGGCCTTCGGGTGGCGGAGGTGGTCAAAAGCTCCCAGGGCGCGCGGGAAGAACCGCAGATGTTCTACGCCTCGACGGCCAACTTTGTGAACGAGGGCTTGTATGATGAGGTCATGAAGCGGGCGACGGCGGTGCTCAACGGGACCAGCAAGGAGACCCGGCTGGCACCGTTCCTCTACATGATTGATGATGAGGCCAAGTGGAACGACATCAACGAGCTGCGGAAAAGCCTGCCGAACCTGGGCGTTTCGGTGTCGGTGGACTACATGCTCGAAGAGATCGCCGTGGCGGAGGGATCGATCTCGAAGAAAAGCGAGTTCCTGACCAAATACTGCAATATCAAGCAGAATTTGTCCACGGCGTGGCTCCGGGCGACGGACATCAACCGCGCATTCGGGTGGAACTACACCTTCGAGGATTTCAGGAACAGCTACGCCCTGGGCGGGATTGACCTTTCGCAGACCACCGACCTGACGGCCTGCTGTGTGCTGATCGAAAAGCAGGGCGTGATCTGGTGTTTCTGCCAGTTTTTCCTCCCGGCGGAGAAACTCGCCGAGGCGACCGCCCTGGACGGTGTGCCCTATGCGGCCATGATCGAGAAGGGCGTGCTGAAACTCAGCGGGGACAATTTCGTGGATTACCGCGACTGCTACCAATGGTTCGCCGACCTGGTGGAGCAATACCAGATCCTCCCGCTGGCCGTGGGCTATGACCGGTATTCGGCACAGTACCTTGTGCAGGATATGAACAACTACGGATTCCACATGGACAGCGTCTTCCAGGGCTTCAACCTGACCGCCATCGAGGACAACTTCGAGGGCCTGCTGAGAAGCGGGCTTTTCCGCTGCGCGAACGACAACCCTTTGCTCAAGATCCACATGGCGGACGCCGCGCAGCAGCAGGAGAGCGGCACCAGCGCCCACGCCCGGAAGAAGCTGGTGAAGATCTCGAAGACCGCCCACGTGGACGGCGTGGCGGCGATCCTGGATGCGCTCTGCATGAGGGCGAACAAATGGACGGAGCTGGGAGACCAGCTGAAAAATGAGGGGTGACGGACATGGGACTTTTTGAGCGGATTTTCGGCCGGAGGGACGGCCTGCCCGCGCGGGAGATGAAGGAGCGGTTCCAGCTATTGGAGGGCTACACCCCGAGCTTTTCGACCTGGAGCGGGTCGGTGTTTGAATCCGATTTGATCCGGGCCGCGCTGGACGCCCATGGCCGGCACGCCGCGAAGCTCTCGGTCAACATCCAGGGCAGCGCGAAGCCGAACCTTCGCTCCCGGCTCCTGGTGCAGCCGAACGTCTTCCAGACCTGGCCGCAATTCCTGTACCGCCTGGCCGTGACGCTCTACGCGAAGAACACGGCCTTTTTGGTGCCGGTGCTCGGGGAATACGGCGAGGCGGTGGGCGTGATCGGCATCCTGCCCCAGCAATGGGAGCTGGTGGAATCGAAAAGCGGCACCGTTTTCCTGCGGTTCTACTTTTCCAACGGGAAACGGGCGGCGATGGAGCTTGACCGCACGGGCATCATGACGCGGTATCAGATGGACAGCGAATTCTTCGGCGAGGACAACAACGCGCTGCGCTCCACGATGGACCTGATCGCAATGCAGCGGCAGGGCGTCACCGAGGGCATCAAAAACGGCGCGACCTACCGCTTCATGGCGACGGTGGGCAACTTCACCAAAGACGAAGACCTGGCGAAAGAGCGGCAGCGTTTCGACGCCAACAACTTCCGGGGCAGCTCCGGCGGCGTCCTGCTGTGGCCCAGCACCTACAAGGACGTGAAGCAGCTCACCCAGGAGGGCTACAAGGTTGACGCGGACCAGCTAAAGCTGATCAAGGGCAACGTCTACGACTACTTCGCCGTGAATGAAGACATCATCCAAAACAAGGCCTTCGGCGATAGCTGGCTTGCCTTCTACGAGGGCGCCGTGGAATGGTTCGCGATTCAGCTCAGCGAGGTCATGACCCGGATGCTCTACACGGAGCGGGAGCGCTCCGCCTTCGGCAATCGGGTCTGGTTCAGCTCCAACCGCCTGCAATACATGAGCAACGCGGACAAAATGAACGCCATCGCGCAGATGGCCGACCGCGGGCTCATGACCCGGAACGAGCTGCGCGACATCCTAAACCTCTCTCCCTTGCCGGAGCCCTATGGCAGCCAGATCCCGGCCCGGGGTGAGTATTACGCCGTGAATGATCCGAATGGAGGGAATGACAATGCCTCAGAAAACGAATGAGCGGGAATATCGCCGGATTGACGTGGCGAATCTGGAAACCCGCACCGAGGATGACGGCCAGATGATCGTCGAGGGCTACGCCGCGACCTTTAACCAGCCGTACACCCTGGCCGACTGGCCCGACTTCCGCCTGGATGAGCGGATCGACCCGCACGCCTTTGATGAGACGGACATGGAAGACGTGATCATGCAGTACGACCACGAGGGCCGCGTCTTCGCCCGGAAGCGGAACGGGACGCTCCAGGTCAGCACCGATGACCACGGTCTGAAGATCCGCGCCCGCCTCGACGGCACCACCATCGGGCGGCAGCTCTATGAAGAGATCAAGGGCGGATATACGGACCGCATGTCCTTCGGCTTCACGGTGGGCGAAGATCGCCGGGAAGAGACCGAAGACCACGAGACCGGGAAGGTGACCGTGCTGCGCACGATCACGAAGATCAAAAAACTGTTTGACGTTTCTGCCGTGTCGCTCCCTGCGAACGACGCGACTGAAATATCCGCGCGCAGTCTCAGCGACGGATTGATGGCTGAGATCACGGAGGAGCGCCGTGCCCATGCGGAGCGCCAGCGGAAGATCCGGAAAATCAAAATCCTGATGGAGGTGCAATCGCATGAGAACGATTGACGAAATCGAGGCCCGCAAGGCCGAGATCACCGCGGAGCTGGAGAAGCCCGAGGCCGATCTGGATGCCCTGGAGGCCGAAGTCCGCGCCCTCAACACCGAGGCCGAGGAGATCCGCAAGAACGCCGCCGCCGAGGCGGAGAAGCGCCGCAAGATCGCGGAAGCCGCCGAGCCGGTGACCGTGATCGAAACCCGTGAAATGGAGGAAACGAAAATGACCCTGATGGAAATCCGCAAGTCCACCGAATACGTCAACGCCTGGGCCGACTATATCAAGTCCGGCGATGACCGCGAAGTCCGCAAGCTCCTGAGCGAGAACGCGCCCGAGAACGGCACGATCCCCGTGCCGGTGATCCTCCAGGAGCGCATTGAGACCGCCTGGGAGAACAACGAGATCCTGAACCGCGTCACCCGCACCGACATCCGCGGCAATCTGAAGGTGCCCTTCGAGCTGACCGCCGATGACGCCGTGGTGCATGCTGAGGGCGGCGCCGAGGTGACCGAGGAAGGCCTGACCTTCGGCATGGTCGAGCTCAAGCCCGAGAGCATCAAGAAGTGGGTCTCCTTCTCCGATGAGGTGGCCGACCTGAAGGGTCAGGCGTTCCTCGACTACATCTACGATGAGATCACCTACCGCCAGATGAAGAAGACGGCGGATCTGCTGGTGGATGACGTGGTCAACGCGCCCGCCGCCAACAGCGCCAATGCCATCGGCGTCCCCGCCGTGGCGGAAGCGCCCAGCGTGACCGCCGTGCCCACCGCCGCCGCGAACCTCTCCGAGGATGCTACCGGCCTGGTGGTGGTCATGAACCGCCTGACCGAGGTGGAGTTCCTCAAGGCTGCCGCCCTGGGCAACTTCTCCATCGATCCCTTCGCCGGCCTGCCCCGCGTCTACACCTCCCACCTGAAGGCGTATTCCGCGGCTTCCTCCGGTGAGACCTATGCCATCGTGGGCGATCTGCGCGGCCTCCAGGTCAACTATCCCGCCGGTCGCGACATCGAGATCAAGTATGACGACCTGACCAAGAAGAAGGAAGACCTGATCGAGGTCCTGGGCCGTCAGTTCGCGGGCCACGGCGTGACGAAGCTCGGGCGTCTCGCCAAGATCATCAAGGCCTGATGAAAGTCCGGCTGACACGGACAGCCAGGATCACGCACCAGCCCGGGGAGATCGTCGAGGTCTCCCCGGCTGAGGCGGCGTTCCTGCTGTCCATGGGCGGCGCGGAGCCTGTCCTGGAGCGCAAGGCGGAGGCACCCGAGGCCGAAACGCCCGCGGCCACCAGGCAGACGCGCACCAAGAAGAAGTAAAGGGGGGACGCCCATGCTGGAAAAGGCGAAGATGGCGCTCAGGATCACGACGAACGCCTACAACGAAGAGATCACCGATCTCATCGCCGCGGCGAAGCTGGATCTCGGCATCGCCGGCGTGACGGCAGCCGGAGCCCCGGATGAGCTCTGCCAGCGGGCGATCCTGACCTATGTGCGGATGCACTTCGGCAGCC